TCACACAGAACACAATAACTATTAACGCCATTGATTCAAAGTCATTTGCTGACATCTGCAAAAGGAATCCGTCTGCACTTATGGGGCCGGTCATGAGTTCAATGAAGTCAAATAAAACGCGTAACGACATGAGGAAACTGCTGAAATGAGCGAGGAGCAATATCCCACAATACCAGTTCCCAATTGGCCTTATGACATCAAGATCAACTGGAATACAACCGTGTCATCCTTTGATAGCGGCAAAGAGCAACGTCGGCAGAAAAACCTATATCCGAAATATGACGTGTCGCTGACTTACAGGGTTTTGTCTTTAACCAATATGCAGATCCTCTGGAACTTCTATCAGGCTCGCAAAGGGACTTATGAACCGTTTTATTTTTACTCACTGGAAAACACCACATGGAACGGTTGCTTTGTGGGGATTGGCGACGGGACGACTACCACCTTTGATTTGCCGGGGAAGTCAACAACCAGCGTCGTTATATATGTGAGTGGAGTTGCGTTAAGATCAACGTCTAGTCAAATCCTCATGGAAGATGAAAGCCCTATAAGCACAGAAGACGGTAACAATATCATATTGGAAGGGCCGGAAGAATACACCTTGTATGTAGGTGGAGGGGCGGCATCAGCCGACAGAGTGAACATCCTAACTGCTCCCGCCGCAAATGCTCTTATCACCTGTGACTTTACCGGATACCTAAGAATCAGGTGTCGATTTCAGGAAGAGCTTTCAAGGTCTGCTTTTACTGCGGCCCTGTACCAAACCGGAATAAAACTCAAAGGAATCGCAAATGTATGAGGATTATTAACTCTGACATCAGCGCGGAACTACAAAAGGAATATCTCAAAATATTCTCGATGGTCGAGTTTGTCTTTTCATCTGCGACTTACCGATACAACGAAACGGAAGAAACTATTTACGATAGTTCAAGCAACCCGTTTCTGCCGCGTAAGTTCACGTTTGACAATATTAACGCCACTTCGGGGATGTCTGCATCATCGCTTGATATTGTCATAGACGACACAGACAAGACCATGAGCGCGATCCTGTTAGGTGAGGACGTTAGGAATAAGGTGGTCAAGCTGTATATCGGCGCGGTCACCGATACAGCCGGAGTAACGGAGATTGTCACCGAAGAATTTATGAGGGGGATTATCGGGGGATGGGAGCTTTCAGAAGATAACAAGGCAACCATCACCATCCAGAACGAGTTTGTTTTGTGGTCTAAAAAGACGTTGAGGACGCAATCCTCATCATGTCCGTGGGTGTTTAAGGGAGTTGAGTGTACCTATGCCGGACAGGAAACGTGGTGCGATCAGAGCATCGTCCGGTGCGCGAGTATCGGCAACTCAAACAGTTTTGGCGGGTTCCGTTATTTACCTTCCATCACAGGAACGGAAATCAAGTGGGGCGGGCAATGAAGGAACAGAAAAAGACATTTGCTGAAATCGTTGGTGACTTCGCCATGAAGCCCGCAAGCCATAAACACAATGATCCCGAAAACGGATATTCGTGCCTTGGGTTCTGTCATGCCGTTTTAAACGCTTTGGGTAAGAGTTTCCCGTCAAGTTATGGAGAAATCACTTTAGATAACTTTGAAGAATTATGTCCTTCGGGTCAACCGGAAACATTTGAGAAGTTAAAAGAGTTTACGGGGACACTAGGGAATGAAGTCAATCCGGCGTTAGTCGTTGCCGGTGATTATATACTCTTAGAAGATCGGCGGGGCCATGTGTTTCCGGGGATTTACGCGGGTAATGGTCAGGCGATGGTCTGCTTTGAGTTTTGTGGCGTGAGGGCTTTTACCATTTCGGGGAAGGCTAAAATCATCATGGCGAGGCGTTTGTGATTGCTTTTATTACAGGCTTAATTCTTGTTTTGATTCTTATTCCGCAAGATGCTCATGCGTGGGAATTGGCCGGGGCTATTGTTGCATACCTTGGATATACGGGGATAGCTGCCCTCGTTATACAGAGCGCAATGGCTGCCGTTATATATGTTGGTGCGGCTGTTGCCATGTCTACTATCGGCAAAGCCTTAACAGGCGGATCCGCTGACGGGCTTGGATCATCATCAGCACAAACCACAAAGGAAACGTCAACCCGTGGGCAGTTAATCAACACAACCGATTCACAGGTTGCCCTTCCTTTAATCTATGGCCGTCAACGAGTGGGCATTAACCGTGTTTATATTACCAGTGGCGGCACAGACAACGAATATCTGCACATTATAGGCACGTTATGCGAGGGGCCGATTGAAGGCGTTGCGGTGGTTGATGGTGTCCCCCAAGTATATCTGAACGATAAGATTTACACTGATTACGGTTCCTCGTTCACTTACGAAATCTTTACGGGAACGTCAACGCAAACAGTATGCTCATCACTCAATACAGCAACATCGGGGGCTTGGACTGAACCGTTAAGATATACGGCCTACATTTATTGTGTGTTGAAATATGACACGGATGTTTTCACGTCGGTTCCCGAAATCACTGTCGTTCTTGATGGTTTGAAAGTTTACAATCCGGCCACGGCAACAACGGCCTTTTCCGATAATCCGGCCTTATGTGCAAGGGACTTTTTAACACGAAGGTCTTGCAGAGGGGGAATGGAAATAGCCTCTGCGAGAATAGATGACACATTAGTCAACGCGGCGGCGGCCTACTGCACAACGAAGGGATGGTCATGCAATCTCTGTATCCTTGAAAATAACTCCGTGGTGGACAACCTCGCGCAGATTCTAGGGTGTTTCAGAGGTGACGTGGTTTACTCTGGAACGACCTTCAAGATGAAATATACCGATCTCAATTACGAATCATCGGTCATGGACATTGACGAAGATGACATTGTTGAGTCCAACGGGGTAAGCACATTCACCATCGTCCAGCCGGATATTTTCGGGACTCCCAACGCCGTAAGGATGAAATACTATAACGAGAACAATTTATATCAGATTGACGATTATGTCTTGTCTGACTCCGAGGCAATCACAGCAGATGGTGATTACCGAGAAAAGGAAATCTATATAAGGGGAACGACCTCTCTTGCGGATGCCCAAAAGATAGCAAATTACAACCTTGAACGGCTACGGTACAACAAGACCATTTCTTTTGTCATGGGTTCTAGGGGTATGGCTCTTGAACCTTACGACATTATCCGCGTGACTGTTGCCGCTTACGGATGGGCATTAAAACTGTTCCGCGTAATGGAAACAACAACCGCACAGACAGGTGAAGTTTCTATCATTGCCGTTGAAGAACTGGCTTCCATGTATGACGATACTTATAACTTATCTGATTATACTTGGGATGATACTACCCTGCCGTCTATCCTTGATCCTATTCCTTCTGTCGGGAATATCATCTTAACCGAAGAAGTCTATTACTACCGCAAGCGGTCTTATGTCAGGTTAAACGTCACCTTTACGCCTCCCGCGAAGTCAGTCTATCCGCAATGGTCTTACGCTGATGTTTATACAAAGGTCGGTTCGGGGGAGTGGACATTCCAGACAAAGGCCGTCACATCTTACACCCTTGATCCGGTTGAGGAAGGCGAAACTTACATGGTCAGGCTTGTGTCCTGTACCACCTACGGATCAAAACAAACCTTCGCCAATGGCGCAACAGCATCAAAGACTATCGTTGGCCGGTCTGCTTCTCCACCGACCAGCGTTGCAAGCATATCCGTGTCGGTAACTGCAAACACAGTAAAGATATATTGCCCTGCTTTGGATGATCCAGACATAGCGTTTTATGAAGTGAGGTCGGGGACTACGTGGGCGGGCGCGGTATTGGTTGCGCGGTCTGTATCGTCAATTATTTACATCCCCAGCGTTCGCCCAGGGTCTTATACCTTCTGGCTGAATACCTGTGATACCAGTGGATTATACGGTGCAACCCCTCGTTCAACGACTTGCACGGTTTACGCTCCCATTGCTGAAACACTAGAGAATGAATGGACATGGGATTTCTCAACCGGATCCCACAGCAACACCGAACAGGTCACACATGATCCCACAGGTGACAATTTCAACGCGCTTAAATGCTCACATACCAGCGACAATTTACTCGGATCGTGGTTGTCGGTTGAATATGATCTCGGTTCTATTAAGACGGCAAGGGTTGAAGGTGACTTTTTAACTCACTATCACGCTGGAACTGCGACATGGGGGAACATGCTAGGATCGCAAACATGGGCGGATTGGGCGACGGATGACGCGTGGAAAGCCCTTTTTAATTTGGAAGGTGCTGACGTATTGAGCGCAGTCTTGTTCTACGGGGAAACGTCACCTCCCACAAGTTCGGTTCAAATCTCTTCGGTTATAAGCCCGACGGTAAGCGCGAGATATGTCAAGGTCGAGGTCACGATCAATGACCCCGTCCTTGATGCGAATATGTATCTTAAAGAACTGAATATGAAGGCATACGCATCATGAAATATGTAATTGATACGATAACTCCGACGAATGGAATTGATTACGTCTACGTACAGTTTATTAACGATGCTGGCAAGATAATTGAAAAACATTGTCTTCCATACGATGAAAAGTTTGAAACTGAAATCAAGGCAAGGCTGACGAAGTGCGACATGGCCAATACTACATTAGAAACTAAAAAAGAAGCCATTGAAGCCATCCTTGCTAAAGCAGGGGCAACGAAAGCGATAGAAGGAGTAAAGATATGAG